TTAGCTATCAGCCTTGGATTCTGAATCAGCTTTTTCTTCAGGCTTCTTTTTGCTTTCCAGTTCTTTAATTTGCTTGAATGCTTCGTCGAGAATTCTGAGTTGCTCAGCATCTAATGTTCCGTATTTAAGCCCCTTCTGATTAGCCCGCTCCATAATTGCGACACTCATTGGGAAAACTTTCTTTGAGTACAGATATTTATGTTCGTCAGCGAAATACTCAGGTTGGGCTTCCGCCATTACTTTATTACGTAAAAGCAAAGGGTCAATTTTTAAAAGATCAGCTACAGGATAGATTTTGGCTAAAGAAAGCTTTGAGCGCCCGCTGGTTAACATGCTGAAGTAATTAGGGCTCCATCCTAACTGCTGACTTAAGCCAACAGCTTTTTCTTGATTGATAAAAATGTAATAACGGAGAAGGTCTTTGACGCTGGCGTTTTGAATCCATTGTGCGTCTACCTGGGTAGGGTTTTCAAAAGTCCATGTTTTCATAATGCGTAACACCGAATAAAGTTCTGGATACATATTATCACAATGAATTAACTAATTACTTAATTAATAACCTTTAATCCCATAATAAGTAATCATTTACTTAGAAAAGATATATCTAAATCCTATATGACAACATGTAAAAAATAAGCGTACAATTTTGTCAGAATCAGAGTTTGAAAGTTGTTTATTTATCTTTCGGTTTGAAAGATATTCAATGGGAGCTGTCCAATGACTGAGACTTTAAAAATCGATATAAAATCAATCCAAGTAATTGATGAAAAAGCATATTTTCAAATTGTTGAGGTTGAGAAGTCAAACAAAATAATGAGGTTAAACAACAATGTAAAAGTTGAATTTATCGAGACATCAACTGACGCAGACCACCTTATAATAGAGGGTGCAAGCGGAGAAATGATCTCTATAAAGATAACTAAGTGAATCCTTAATTAATTTAAGCGGTCCGAGAAGTTTAACGTTAAAATATTTCTACATTTTCATTTCAGTGAGAGGTAGCAATGAGAAAGAACATGTTGAGCATCTCGGACTTTCAACGTTCTGTAGAAGTCGTCACACAAGCGATTTCACAAAAGAAAATTCCCGTTTCATTTATGGGCACAGAAGCATTCACTCAATATAAAGAGGGCGTGCCTTCAAGAATCGTGTTGCCCGTGGTGACAGAAACCACGAGTCAAGAAGCAAAGAAAAACATTCAAGGTTACTTAGACCACGAAGCGGCTCACGTTTTGTATTCTGACGGTACCGAACTTGAAACTTGTCATAAACGAATCGTGTCAAAGTTTGGGCGTGAAGTCGGGCAGGCATGTCTTCATGTTGTGAATAGATTTGAAGACGCCCGCATTGAAAAACTGCTGGGTCAAAGATACAAGGGCAGTGTTGAAAACCTTGATGAGCTTTTAGAATCCCTCACAAATCAGAGCTTGCAAGAAATTAAAAAATTGCCCGCCGATGACCCTGAACTTATTCAACGTAATTGCTCTGAACTTTTGGACTTTTTATACCCCCGTTATTTAAGGGGTTCGCTCAAAGCAAAACAGTTGATTTTCGACAATGAAAAACTCTTCAAAGAAGCAATCAAAGAAGCAGAAGAGGGAAAGAAGGGATTTTTGAACAGAGCACTGACAAAAGCAAATAGCGTAGCTGAAATGTTTGCGGTGTTGGAAAAACTTCTTGACGACTTGAGGTTCGACCCGTCAAAGATGTCTGACTCAATGGGTGACGACAACGAGAGTAAAACTCAAGGGGAAAAAACCGACAGTTTAGAAGAGATGCTTTTGGGTGATTCTCAAGAAAACTCTGATACTGAAAATAAAGAGAGCAAAGAGAAGGGCGAAGACGAGAAAGGACAAAATTCAGAAAAAGACGACAAATCGTCAGGGAAAGACGCTGGCGGGAAAGAAGAAAACAGCCAAGAAGACAGCGAAGAAGAGAGTGAAGAAGCGGGGAAAGGAGAAAAGGGCTGTAAAGAAGAAGAGATAACAAAAGCCCTGCGAGAACTAGCTCAAGCCAAAAATATTTCCGAAATGCTCAAAAAAGAGATTTCTGACAAACTTCGCAACGAAGTAGAAGAAGACATCGAAAAGGCCTATCGCCCGTTCACAACTGACTATGACATGATTGAACCATATGACACAAAGACGGTAGAGGAATTCGCAAATCAATACTATGAGAGTTTTGACGAATTTGTGAATTCAGCAAAGCGCTATGCCCCTGTTGTTCAGAAACAATTAGAGCGATACATGAATGCAAAATCTGCAAGTCTATGGGAATATGGGCACCGCTCGGGCAGACTTTATGGAGCGGGTCTTTCAAGGTTAATGACGGGTGACGAGCGAATCTTTAGAAAAAGAATTGTCAGCACGTCAAAAGATGTAGCAGTAACTCTTCTTATAGACATGTCAGGTTCAATGTGTGGGAGTCGCATCACTAATGCTTGTAAGTCTGCCTATGTCTTTGGGAAAGCACTTTCTGCAATGGGAATCAATTTTGAAATTTTGGGATTTACAACTCAGTTCACCCCTCCAGAACTGTACTCTCTCAAAAACAAGCACTTATCGAGCACCCCTCCCGACAAATTTGCCTATCGAATTGAACCGTTGTTAATGCCCGTAATCAAGTCTTTCGGGGAAAAATTCACTACTCAAACGGTGCAGTCCCTGTTTTACACCTCTTATGAGTACGATCAGATGAGAAACAATGTTGATGGAGAAGCGGTTTACATAGCCTCTCGCAGATTACTTGCTCAACCGCAGAAGCGCAAGATTTTATTTGTTTTCTCAGACGGGATGCCCGCATTTGATACCGTCCCTTCATATACAACCGTTACAGACAGTCATTTAAAAAGGGCGATAAAAGACTGCACAGAAGCAGGTATTGAAATTTTCGGACTGGGCATCGAGTGTGTATGTGTCAAGGAATTCTATGAACATTGTGTTGTGATCAATGACATAGAAGAGTTAGGCGATAAATTGTTAAGCGAACTCAAGAAGTTTTTATTCAAGTAAAATTATAAGTAAGTAATTAGTTAATTAAGAGGTTAACATGAACATTGAAAAACTCAAATCTGAATACATCACTTGCGAGCTTTGCAAAGGGCAGTTTCACAGCATTTCTGCTCATCTGAAGGACGCCCACCCTGACATCTCTGTAGAAGATTACAAAAGAATGTTTCCCGAAGCTCCTTTGCTGAGCAAGTATGGTGTTGCGAAAATTGAGGAGTATCGCAAGTCGCTTGAAAAAATAGAAGCTGAAAGCAAAATCACTGTAGTTTCTACCGAGTCTGAAGACTCGGTAAAGAAGACTGTTCGTTCTGTTTTTGGCATCAGTGTCAGCAATAAAAAGGGAGAAGAAATTAAGGTTTCGGTCCTTAATGACAGCAACAACACAAAAACACAAGCGCTCATTCCCGAAGTCTCTGATAATTACATCTTCAGCCCCCAAGAGCTGAAGTATCAGCTTATGGCGCTTGAGATGAATCTTCCCTGTTTGGTTTGGGGGCACAAAGGGACGGGCAAGACCGAGGGCATTGAACAAATCTGCGCACGTACAAACCGTGCATTCATGCGAGTACAACACACTGCGAACACCGAAGAGGTTCATATTGTTGGTCAATGGATTGTGAAAAACAAGGAGACCATTTATCAATTGGGCGCCCTTCCCCTTGCAATGATGCACGGGTGGGTTTATGTGGCTGATGAATATGACTTTGCTACACCTCACGTATTGTCGGTTTATCAGTCTGTTTTAGAGGGCAAACCTCTTGTTATTAAGGATGCACCAGAAGAATTGCGCATCATCAAACCTCATAAAAATTTTCGCTTTTTTGCAACTGGGAATACGAATGGGACGGGAGACGAAACGGGAAGTTATGCAGGAACGCTCACTCAAAACTCCGCTAACTATGATCGATTCGGTATTGTCGTTCATAAAGACTATTTGCCCGCTAAAAGCGAAAAAAATATTCTGATCAAAAAAACAGGTATCACAAAAGAAGACGCAAATAAATTAGTTGACTTCGCTTCAAAGATTCGCAAAGCGTATGCGAGCGGGAAGGTCAATGACACGATTTCTCCAAGAGCTTTGATTAATGCTTCGCAGATTGGTATTTGTCTTGGTGATTTTATGCAGGGTTTAAGACTCAGCTTCACAAACAAATTGACAGCTGTTGACGAAGAAATTGCACTTCAAATTGCTCAGAGAATTTTCGGTAATGAATCAACCGACTCGTCAGAAACAGAAATAGAGGTAGCAGGTTAATGACAAGAATGTGTTTCGGTTTGATTTCGACATTCGATTTCGAGTCCAAACATTGTCAAGCGTGCGAGCAGTTTGAATCATGCTCGCACGAGGTTCTCAGAACCGCTTGTCGAATTGAGGATGCGATTGATATTCGACCTGTTTTGCAAAAGCACTTAGAGCTAAAGAAGCGTTTCCCGACAATTAAAGACGCTGAAATCTCATACGACTTTGAACCGTCAAAGAAAAGAACCATGGCGCAGGACCTGAAAAGCGTCAGTGGTCTTTCCTATCAAGATCAAAGAAAACTTCTTGGCTTAACAAGTGTCCAACGTTCTTGGGCTTCGAGATTGTTGGGAGCAGACTTGCGAAGCGGGAAAGACTTTTTGGAAATCTCGAATGTAAAAAAGGTTCCAACGCTAAAGATTATCTTTCAGATGGCGATCGCCATTAAGCACGGGGTAAACACCTCGAAAAAATTACAGCTCTATTTACGAAAGTACAACCAAGACGTTACTGACACAACGTTCAAAAATAAATTTACCAACGCTTTAACAGTTCTTAAAGCGCTGAAGATTGTGACGGGAGAACATATTTATGAATTGCAGGATCGGGATTAAAAGCGACTTCAGCATTGGACGATCGCTACTCACAATTGAAAAAATTGTCAAGAATGCAGTAGAAGCAAAGTACGACGGAGTTGTGGTTACGGACGATATGACAATTTCTGCGATGCCCTTTTTGTCTAATGCGCTGAAGGACAAGGGCATCAAGATGGTTTTTGGCGTAACACTGTTTGTTTATGAAGACGCTACCTATCGTCCCCCAAGAAAATCAAGCGGGGAAATAGCTAAAGAAAATCAAATGTACACCTTAAAGGTGTACGCAAAGGGAGAAAAAGGAATCAAATCCATCTTCAAACTGCTGACTTTGGCGAACACAAGCTCTCACTTTTACTACAACCCGAGAACTCAATTAAGTGAGGTGTTAGAACTTGAAGATGTTGTTATTTCAACGGGAGACTTCTTCAATCTTTTCTCTTATGAAAAATACGAAGAAGTATTGGTTGCTTTAATCAACAAGTTTGGCAAAGAAAATGTGTTTCTTGAACACGTTTTGACTGATAACCCTTTGTTTGAAAGAACGAACGTCAGAGCTATTCAGTGTTGGCAGAAATATCACTGTCCAGTGTTGGGTACGTTGCCCGCCTTATATGAGTCAGACAAACAACTTGATTCTCTGAATGTTTATCAAGCGGTTTACAAGAACATGCCTATAACCGCTGAAAAATGCGTCATGCTGAACGTTCAAAAGATAGGCGAGTACTCCTTCAAGATTGACAACGCTCGTCTCACTAGCGACGTTTTGGAGCCGCTAGTGAGGATTTATTTAACTGAGGGGGAAATATCCGAGTACATCTCCCAATGTATGGATAAATCAGCTGAAAAATTGTTCAGTGACTGCGAGTATGAATTTCAGAAAAAGGCACCCTGTTTGCCAAAGTTGGCCGATAACGAATTCGCAGAAGTTGTCAGACAGTGCAAAGAAGGTTGGAAAAAGAGATTTACAAAGCCAGTCTTGGGTTATCTTCCTCCAAAAGAGAAGCTCCCTGAATATGTTGAGCGTTTGAAATACGAGCTTAGCGTTCTTCAAAAAATGAATTTTTCTGGCTATTTTCTTGTGGTTTCTGACATGGTTAGATGGTCGAAATCTCAAGGGATTGTGGTCGGTCCTGGACGAGGCAGTTGTGGAGGCTCTTTAGTTGCTTACTTGATGGGTATTACCGAAGTTGACCCGATTAGATTTAATTTGTTCTTTGAACGCTTTATCAACCCTGAGCGACACGATCTTCCTGATGCCGACTTGGACTATCAATCAACAAGAAGGCAAGAGGTTATTGATTATCTCCAAGAGAAGTATGGGAAAGATTGTGTGGCTGGAATTTCAAACTATGGAACTCTTGGTTCAGCGAGTGCAATTCGTGACGTGGGAAGAATTTTTGGCCTGCCTCTAAACAAGCTTGAAGTTTCAAAGCTTGTGCCCAAAGAACATGGTTTTTCTTCAACCTTAGAAGAATGCGTTGAGACGGTCCCCGAAATCAAAGAGTTTGCCAAAGAAAACCCAAAACTTTGGAGTCATTCTTTAGCGCTTCAAAATGTGAAAAGAAGTTTGGGCAGACATGCGGCGGGAACAATTGTCGCAGGAGAGCCCTTGAAAAACAGAGCGGTTGTAGAAACTCGCTCAGGTTCAGCGGTGGTTAATTGGGATAAGAGAATTGTAGAAGACATGGGGCTGATTAAGATGGACATTCTTGGTCTGTCTACGCTTGATACTTTGCAGATTGCCTTGAATTACATTAAAGAAAGACACGGTAGGGAAATTAATCTGCTTGACATATCTTTAGATGACGAAGCTACGTTAGACGCTTTTGGACGAGGAGAAACGACAGGAGTGTTTCAGTTTGAGTCGCCAGGAATGAAGAATCTTTTAAAGAATCTTGCGACAAGTTCCAGATTAACCTTCGAGGACATCACTACAGCTACTGCGCTTTACAGACCTGGCCCTATGGATTCGGGTCTGTTGGATGATTTTGTGAGAATTAAGAAGGGCTATAAAACTATCTTTTATGACCATCCAAATATGGAAAGGGCATTAAAAGAAACTTGCGGCGTGATGGTTTATCAAGAGCAAGTTATGCAGGTCGCAAGAGATTTAGCAGGGTTCACTATGGGTGAGGCTGATTTATTGCGTCGAGCAATGGGTAAGAAGCAGTTAGACAAAATGAAGCTAATAAAGGAAAAATTCATTAAAGGCGCCAATACTGTTTCTGGCATGTCCGAAGACCAAGCAGAAGAAATATTTAATAAGATTGAAAAATTTGCCTCGTATGGATTTAATAAATCTCATAGTGTCGAATACTCCATCATTTCTTATTGGTCGTGCTTTCTCAGAACGCATTTCCCCGCTGAATACTTCGCCGCAAGTTTGAGTATCATCGACGACGATAAGTACGAATCTGTTGTAAAAGACGCAGGTGAGGCGGGAATTGAAATTCTTCCACCTCAAATCAATCATTCGTCTGATCGTTTTGAGGTGCTGAATAAGCATCAGATATTGGCGCCGTTTTCTTCGGTGAAATTCATCTCTGGCAACATCGCCAAGAAGATTGTTGCTCTTCGGAAAAAGAATGGCCCGTTCAAATCAGTTGAAGAGTTCAAACGTTACGCCGCCATGACGGGGTCTGGCGTAAATAAGCGTGCGGTGACAAACCTAGAACTTGTTGGAAGTTTCTGTGAAATTGACTCGTCGCTCCCTCCCGTTGACGACCCGTCACGCATCAAAGATCAGAAGGACTTAATGGGCGGTTTGATTCAGCGGGTGGTTAAGTGCAATAGAACAACCACGCTTGATACAGACTTACGTGCTCAGCTCAGAGACACAATCAAACTGACCGCAACATGCAAGGACTGCGATCTGTGCTCCAAGAAACACTGCGCCCCGTCTATTGGAGGAACCGACATTAAGTACATGGTCGTCTGTGATTGTCCTAATTGGGAAGAAGAAAAGAAGGGAAAGATGATGACGGGCAAGGGCGGGAAAATCATTTTTCAAGCCCTAACTTCAGCGGGAATGTCACTGGAGAATGGATATTTCACATCGCTTGTAAAAGCCAAAAAAGAAGACAAATTTTTGAGTGCTGAACAAATCGCTCACTGCTCGAAATACTTAGATAAGGAAATTGAACTTATTAAGCCTTCGGTCATCATTGCTTTAGGCTCTGCAAGCATCAGAAAATTTGTACCAAGCGTAAAAGGAGCAGAAGCTGACGGGCAGTCTTTTTATGTGAACGGGACAACTGTTGTTGGAGGCATCAATCCCGCTCAAATTTATTTTGATGGCAATAAGATTGATAATTTGATATCAACCTTTAAAAGCGCAAAAGAAGTGCTATCATAGTATTAAGTAATCAATTACTTATTTACAGGTGCAAAATGACACTTAAATACAAACCAGACATGGTTAAGTTCTCGAACGAGATTCTTGTTACCGAAGAGAACTTGGATTCATGCGCAATGAACCAGTCAGGTCTCACAAGCTACTACTCTTCGCAGAAAGCGAGCGCAGATCGACAGCTCAATCTCTGCAAGCTAGCGCAAGAGATCACGTATGCAAATCTCTACAAAGAGTTCAAAGAGAAATTGATCTCGTCAGAGGAGCGTTACACCGACAAAACCATTGACTCAATGATTAAGACTGAACCGAAGTACATTGCAGTCGCTCAGAGAACAATCGATGCACAAGAAATTCGTGACCAGCTTCAAGCGTGTGTCACTGCGTTGATTGACAGAAAGAAAAACATTCAACAACTTTTGGATTCAAGAACCATTCAAGCGGGAGGTGCTGTAGGACTAACGACCAGGAATAATTTTTAACTCACTTAATAACTAACTAGTTACTTAATTACTTAAAAGGAAAGAAATGAATAACGAAAGACTTTTAAATCTTTTAAACAAGAAAAAAGCAGAAAAGAACCGCTCTCAGCTCAAATTTGTCACACCGAAAAAGGGTACAACTCATTACGTGCTCTTGCCAGGATGGAATCCCCTTGATCGCGAAACTTTCTGGCACGACTATGGCGAACATTGGTGCAAAGACATGACAAAGGTCAGTCCGAAGGGCACCCCTTCTATCGCCGCCAGAGTAATTTGCAATGCCAAAACTCACGGTACTGCTTGCCCGATCTGTAACGCTCTTCGTGAAGCTCTTGATACGTGCGAAACAGACGAACAAAAGAAGTTCCTGACATCGAACTTCGGCTCTTCAAAGCGTTTCTTGATGAATGTGCTTGCGCTCGACAGTGAAGAACCTGACGAACCGCAGATTCTGTCTATTGGCACTAAGGCCTTTGACCAGCTGATTGAGTTGGTTGCGAAGTGGTCAACTCAAATGTTTGACCCAAACAACGCTCAAAAATTCTCAATCACTCGAACAGGTGAGGGTTTTGACACGAACTACATTGTGTCTATTGACCCTAGTACTTACCCGCTTAAGGATAACGTTTTGACAAAACTTCATGATCTTGATGCGATTTGTGAGCCAACTGATCAAGCTCAATTGACTAAAGCGCTTCAAACTTTCAGACCTTATGGAGTTTCTGTACCTGCATTAAGCGCACCTGCATCAGCGCCGAAAGCGGCGTTATCTGCGCCTACAACTAACGTCACGCCTCCTGTTGAAGAAGTTGTTGGAACGAAAGAAGTAGCGAAACCAACAGACACGATTGACGTTGGCACAGATTTAGATTCCCTTTTGAAGGGCATCAACGCTGAAGTTGTCGAAGAAGACGATATTCCTTTCTAAAAATTGAACATAGGGTGGGAGGGATAACCGACCGCCCGTTCTTTATGCAGAACTTAGTGTTGGTTGACAAAAACAGCATTGCACGAGCTTGGCATGCCGCTACAGTAATGAAGACAGATGAAGGTTTTCAGACGCAAGCGGTTTTTGGCATTGTCATAACAATGATGCGTCTCAAAGAAAAGTTCAAAGACCGTCAAATTATCGTTCTTGATGATGGACGGGCAGACTTTCGCTACCAGCTGTACCCGCAATATAAGGGGAACAGAAAACCAAAAGACGCAAAAGCCCAAGCCCAAATGGAGGCTTATTATGCACAAAGAGATTACATCAACAAGATTCTTTTCGCTTTGGGCGTACCAAAGTTTAAAGCTCCTAACTATGAAGCAGATGATATTGCGGGGTATATCTGCACAAACAAAAAAGATCGTGAAGTAGCGCTTATTACAAGTGATAAAGATTGGCTTCTTCTGATTTCAGACGGCGTTGAATGGTTTGATCTTCGCAAACACGCCTATGTAAACAAAGACTGCTTTTATTCAGCGACCAAAGTATTCACTCCCGAGCAGTTTTTAATGAAAAAGTGTCTCATGGGTGATAGAAGCGACAACATCAATGGCGTTGGTGGCATCGGAGAGATGAGAGCGACAACGTTGGCCATGCAGTATTCAACGTTTGAGAACTTTTTAGCCTCATTTTCTAAAACACCAAAACATTCAACTTGGGAAACAAAACTATTTGAGAGCAAGGAGGCTCATGAAATTTACGCAAGAAATCAAAAACTGATGGACTTGCGTCATAAAACTATCGATCTTAATCAAATCCAAAAAAGTGTCAGCAAATTCAATGAGGACGAGTTTTTTAACTTGTGCTCTGAACTTCAATTCAACTCACTGATTGCTGAACTCAAAAAAATAAAGGAATTATTTAAATGACAAAAGAAACAACAAAAGATGCAGTTGCCATTTTGGAAAAAGAAATCGGTCCTAATTCAGAAATCTATGGTTTTGACAAATTTATTGACACGGGTTATGCCCCGCTCAACAAAATCATCTCCAATAAGTACAAGGACGGTGGTCTTCCCTATGGTCGAATCATTGAGATTGTTGGCGAGTCCAGTTCGGGCAAAACTCTGCTCGCAACAAAATTCATGATTGAAGTTCAAAAGCTTGGTGGCGTTGCCATCTTCATTGATTGGGAAAGATCATTCAGCATCAAACTTGCCCAAGACTTGGGACTGAACATTGAAAGACCTTATTTCTTTTACTTCACTCCTGACACATGGGAAGCGGGTAACATGATTGCGACTAAAATTTGCGCAATCATAAGAGAAAAGAAGATCATTGACGAAAGCGCTCCAATCATCTCGATTTTCGACTCAATGGCGAGTGCTGTACCCGCCCAAAGCATTTCAAAAGAAATTGATGCTTATGGCATGAATGACACAACAGCTCTTGCACGAGTCGCATCAACAACTCTAAAGGTGATGAATCAGAGAGCTTGGAAAACGAATGCGACCTTTGTGTATCTGAATCAGGTGAGAACAGTTCCTGGCGCATACGTCCCGACGACAAGCACTCCTGGCGGTAAAGCAATGGAGTACCAAAGTTCAGTTCGTCTCTTTGTCTCTAAAAAGAAACTTGTGGACAAAGAAAAGAAGTACTGCGGTCAGAGAATCATGATCGAAGCACGCAAAAACAAAATGACCAAGCCATTTCAGACGTGTTGTATCGACATGTATTACAACGACGAAAACGTACCTGAATTTGATTACGTCAGCTCGATAATTGATGAGCTGATTGCTCAAGACAAACTCGAAACCTCTGGAGCTTGGATTGTCTTTGATGGCAAGAAATACTACAAGAGCCAGTTGGTTCAGAAAGTCAATGAAGAGGGTTTGTATCAAAAGCTGTGTGACATTTTAGAAAACGACAAGCAAGAGGCTTGATATGAAGGGCATTATTTCTGGAATTAAGGTACCGAAAGAGCCGTTTGACGCTAGCAAAGTACCTCTCGATTTAAGGATAATGCCCCTGCGTGAAGCAGAGGACCTTAGAGATTCTTATTTTTATGAGAGGTACATCGGCTTTGAACTTGAAGCCGAACTGACACACGAACATTATATTGAAGGTGTATCGCCCTTCAGAATTGGCTACAAAGAACATACTTCAAAGGAAGAGCTGAAGCGTCCTCCTCTCAGTGTCGCAGATTATCTGTTTAGACGTGAATACATTCAAGAAAGAGGAAGAATATATGAAATGTGGCCCGAAGCCAAACACCATATTGCAAGCGCCTTCTTGATTGTTTTGAACGAATGCCCTCTGAAAGACCCTCTTGGTACCAAGGAGTTTTACAGTCGAGAATTGGCGTCCCCAATGAACTTGGGGGAGTACAGAAGAAGGTACAACCTAAACATTCTAGTTCCTTATTTTCTGTACTACTACAGCGCTACTGGCGAAAAAGCTGAAAATCTCGCTGGGGTGTTGGAATTTATAGACCCAAATTATGCGTGTCTTTTCGCCGAACTAGAAGAGATGAAAAAACTCAAAAGTTTTTATAAGAATCTTTTCAAAGAGCTGACAAGGTACAAACGGCAACGAGACGAAGGACTCTTTACAAAAGTAATGATTGAAATCGGGCGTCTCATGAGTCAGAAAATGCTTGAATTCGACGTTTACAACGAAAGTGAAAACTCATACAGCATGAGTGCAATCAAAAAATTGTGTTTGAGTTGCAGGATAGATTTTGGTGCAGTTTCAGAAGAAACCAAAACTGAGAAATACTCCTTTCATCCTTTGTGGGGGACTTGGTAATGAGAATTTGCATCATCAGCGATACACATTTACATAACTGGACTCAGTTTTCAACGATTGATAAAAACGGCGTCAACAGTCGCTTGAAAATCATCTTAAAAGAGATGTATTCAGTCGCAGAAAAAGCAAAAGAAGCAGGTTGCGAAGCGTTGGTTCATTGTGGCGACCTTTTTCATGTAAAAGGCAAAGTGGACACAAGCGTGCTTGTGCCAACCACATTTCTTCTGGAGAAGATTAACTCGCTTTTCCCGAAAGGTATTGTTTTGATTACGGGGAATCACGACATCGATTTCTCAGAAAACTCAAATGTGGCGGGAAATTCTCTCTTCATCCCGAAGTTACAGAAAGTTGTGTCTAAAGTCGAAAACGGGCGTCTTCTAGCGAGCGATGACGATATTTTATTTATCGCTTGGCATAAAGACATTGACACTTGGAAGTCTGTCTTTGAAAAAGCTATTGAAGCCCATCAGCCAAGATTTGTCTTTACTCATGCGCCAATTGATGGTGCGGTCAAAGGCGTACCTGCTCATGGATTGACGCAAGAGTACTTAGATTCAATAGGCTTCAAGGGAAAGATTTTTGCAGGTCACTACCACAATCACAAGAGAATCAGTGAACAGCTCATTTCTGTAGGTGCCTTATGTCATCACTCTTGGTCTGATGTCGGTTCAAAAGCGGGTTTTGTTATTTTGGATACCGATACGGGAGAGTGGAATTTTCGCGAGAGCAAAGCCCCGAAATTTGTTGATTTGGAAGGTGTTCCAGAAACCGTAGAAACGACGAAAACCATCGCAGAAGAGGGAGGGTTCCGCATAGTCGTCGTTCAAGAACCCGAAGAAAAGATGAAATCTCTCATCAGTGGCAACTATGTGCGTTTGACCACAGATAAAGAAATTAAAGACGCCAAAGAAATTCGTGATTTCTTGATTTCTCAGTACGGCGCTAAAGAAGCGCTAGTCAATATCAAAGCGAAGAAAGCAGAGGTTATTCGCACAGAAACGGTTTCGGGTATCACAAGAAACCCACTCAGCGACTCAATCTGCGTCTATTTGGATGAAGTATATAAGTCTGAAACTGAAGAGTTCAGAAAGAAAGTAAAAGTTCAAGCTCTTGATATTCTGGGCTTAATAGGAGCTGAAAAATGAAATTTGGCGAATTGAAAATAAAGAATTTTCTCATTATTGGCGAAGCTACTGTATCTCTTGCAAATCGTGGTCTTTTACTCATAGAAGGTCAAAACGATGACGACGAAAGCGCAAATAGCAATGGTGCAGGGAAGTCCAGTCTAGTTGACGCCCTCTGTTGGTGTTTGTTTGGAGTGACAGCCAGAGGTGTTTCTGGCGATGCGGTTATCAATAAGAAAGCCAAAAAAGAGTGTGTGGTGGGAGTAGAAGTTTGGACAGAAGATTTGAACTGCTACTACATTGAAAGAGGGCGAAAGAGCAAAAGATTAGGCAACAATCTGATTGTTCAGCACGTTGTTATTGACGGTCTTGACGTTGGTGGAAGTTGTGAATTAACAAAGACAACAGTGTCAGAGACTCAAAAGGTTGTTAATGGCATTCTTGGTTGCTCTTATGAAGTGTTTACATCTTCAATTTATGCCGCTCAAGAAAAGATGCCCGATCTTCCTTCTCTGACCGACAAGATGCTCAAGACACTAATTGAAGAGGCGGCTGGCATTGATCGACTGCAAAAGGCAAGTGAAATTGCAAAGGACATGTGCGGCAAGGCCCATGACCAAGTAGAGTCCATTCAGACAAAAATTGGTTTTGCTGACAAGACACTGAGTGCTAGTGAGGAAAATATCAAACATCTGCAAGAGCAAGACGAAGACTTTGTTAAAAAACAGCAGTCCAAAATTGCAGAATTGACTGCTGAAAAGAATGCCATTGAAGCTGAAATTGCCAAGATTGCTTTGCTTTCAAAGTCAGAAACTGACACTCTTGAAGATCGAGCGAATCAGATTAGAGAGCATCTAAAGAACTATTCAACATTAGAGGCTCAGAGTAGAAAGCTTCAAAACGACTTCAATCTTGAACAAAATAAATGCGTCATGTTGAAGTCTGACATTGAAAAGACAAAAAAGAAAGTCGAAGGCTTAAAGCAAGAGACGACTAATCTCGATTCAAAAATTGGAACTCGTTGCGGTGAATGCGGAAAAATTTATCAAGCAGAAGACTTGAGCACAGCTAAGAAAGCTATTGAATCTCAGATTGCTAAGACAAATGAAGAACTGATGTCTCAGATGCGGGAATTCATGGCTCAGGTTGAACAAGCTAAGCAGTTTGCGAAAAACGTTGCGGAGTTTAAGAAAAAACTACCCGACGTAACGGCTTTAGCTACCGAGCTCTCAACCATAGAGAATAAGTTTAAGAAGAACCAGAATAGCGTCTTTGAAATCAGAAGTAAAAAAGAACGGGCAGAGTTAATTCAGAAAAACATTTTGGAATGCGAAAAGACTCTCAACGAAGAAAGCCCTTACAAGAAGTTTCTTGCCGAAGAGACTGAGAAAATTTCGGAAGGCGTTAAAGAAAAAGCTCAGCTTGAACAACAGCTATTAGAGGCTCAAGAGGCTGAAAAAGTAGCTGAAAGCGTTCAACAGCTTTACTCGGTTAAAGGCATTCGTGCTCATATTTTGGATACGATCACACCGTATCTCAATGAGCGTACTGCCTTCTACTTAAACACACTTTCAGACGGCGAAATTACAGCAACTTGGCAGACGCTTACGAAGACTGCTAAGGGCGATTTCCGAGAAAAATTCTCAATTGAAGTTCAAAGCGTGAAAGGCGCAACCTGCTTTGCAGGATTGAGCGGTGGCGAAAAGAGAAAAGTTCGCATTGCTACTTCTATGGCTTTACAAGACTTGGTAACGTCGAGGGCAGAAAACCCGATTGGTCTTTATATTGCAGACGAGGTTGATCATGCCATCGACGCCAGTGGTCTTGAGCGTCTTATGACAATTCTTGACGCTAAAGCGAAAGAACACGGCACAGCACTTGTCATTTCTCATAACTCACTGAGAGATTGGATTGACAACACTATTACTGTCGTTAAAAAGGATGGCACAAGTTCTCTTGTGGAGAGCAAGTGATGAAAATCGATGAATCTCTGATTTTCCCTACCTGCATTAATGCCAAAAAAGACGACATAAGAGAGGTGGGCATTCGTTGGGCGCATTTTTATGAGGCTCAATATCTTGCGAATCAGACTCGTGATAAATGTTCACTGCACCCGAGCGGCGCAAAAATTTACGGTCAAGACGGCATGACAGAATACAGTTTGCTAGGCGGTGAGGAATTTGAAATCACAAGTTTTAAATGCGGTATTCTCAAATATGCCACGACTGAAGAATTGCAGAAGAACGAAGATAATGAATTTATTTTTCGTGTAAAAGTCACGGGTCATCTCGACGGCCCGACAATCTCCAGTTATCAGAAACTAGACGACTACACGTTTACGTATGAGATATTTGTAATGCCAATCGATAAGAAAATGAGCGGTGTCAAAGCGAAATATTTAATCGAGTTGAACAGCGTCATTCCTGTTGGTAGGAAATCTTCAGAACGCTTAGACAGAACACGAGAGAAAGTTGACAGTTTTATTAAGTGGGATGACGCTTTAGGCTTGGATGAATTTTCTCATAACTACATTTTCCCAATTATTTACAACACATTGAATGAGACGTTTAGAAGCGAAAAAGCAACGCCCATTGCGTCATCAACTCATCCTAATTTTGGTACATGGTAATGAAAATAAAAATAATAGGCATTGACCCTTCATTAAGGAACTTCGGGATTGCTATCGGTGTGTACGACAGCGAGACGAAAAAATTTGACGTTATAGACTTGAAATTAGTGTCTACAAGCCCTTCAAACGAAAAGAGAGTACGCAAGAACTCCCAGGACTTGGAAAGCGCTAGAGCGCTTTTTAAGGGCGTTTGTGAGATCATTGAAAGCTATCGTCCGACGTATGCTTTTGTCGAGGTTCCGCATGGTTCTCAAAGCGCTCGTTCAATGGCTAGTTATGGGATTTGCATTGGTTTGTTGGCTTCTCTTCCAATTCCAATTATTCAGGTAACAGCTCAAGAAAATAAGGTTAGGGCAGTTAATCACAAAACAGCAAGCAAAGAGGAAATGATTCTTTGGGCTTCAAAAAAGTTTCCGAAAGCACCTTGGATTAAGCGGAAACTTAAGGGGGAAGAGGTTATGGTCGAAAAAAACGAACACTTAGCAGATGCTATAGGGGCTATAAATGCAGGAGTTCAAACTGATGAGTGGAGAAACATCTCGTCTTTTATGAGTTCGATAGGGAAATAGAGGATTATTTCAACCTTGCTCTATAAGTAATTAGTTACTTATGATAAGATTGATTCATCTGCTTAGAGGGATTCTTATGAAATTAAAGCAAATGAAAAATTGGTGCATTGAACGCTTGATGTCAATAAATTTGCATACTGAATATAACAAAGAAGTTGATGAGTTTATAAACAAATTAATCGAACACCGTGATGAATTGATTTTCTGTGAAATTGAATACTCTCATTTGTATTTTATTTTTGAAGGGAAAATATTTTCATTACGCAAAGACAAAAGTATTGCTTCTAGGTCTTGGTTTAACTACGACTATTATTTAACCAGCTGTAATCTTCGGTCGTTAGAAAAAGTACTGCAAGACATACGTAACAACCCACATATATTGGAGAAAGTCACTGTCCCGCATTGGCTTGCTATAAACGCTTACGCAGGGCTAGAAGCCTATTTTTATCTGAGACCCTCTTGGGAAACAATGAAGCGGTTTGAAACTTTGGTAGAAAAACCTGCTATTCACGCTTTCTCAGTTTTTGGGATTCCTACGGGCGAAGAAGAGCACAGTGTCTCTTTTGAATGCGAAAGGGATAAATCTAAGTTTTCAAACATGCTGATCAAGATTGGCGATAAGGCCAGTCGTGTTGACTTTATTGATAACAAATTTGTTCATTATTTTAACGACACACCTACAGAGCTGAAATGACAATATATAAAGAAATGAAATATCACTGTGGTCGTCGTCTGATCGAGACATTAGCTGAAGGGGAAGTCGGGGAATACAAATGGAAGGTTGTATCTTTAGGAACACACCCTTGCGGCTATGTTTCTGTGCCAGAAAATCATCCGTTTTATGAGAAGGATTGTTGGGAAATAGACGATCAGATCGAGGTGCATGGCGGATTATCTTTCAGCGGAAGGATTGAAGACTCCAACGATTTCTGGTTTGGCTGGGATTACGCACATTGCGAGGACTATACCTACTTGCCGATGTACGTGGGGTGCGGAGGCAAAAGATGGTCGACTTCAGAAATTGTCGATGAATGTCTAAAAGTGATTAAGCAATTCCGATTCTACGAAAGAGTGAGTTCGAAGACGATTGTTAGGTTAACTTACAACGGCGTAATTCCCAAAGACACATTTAAACCCCAACAAGCATTTTTAGCTCAGTCCTCAAAAAACGACACTTTTCATCTTGTCAAACTCATTGGCGGAGAGCTTTACGACTTTACTACTCGTGACATCGTTAGTGAAGTCAGTTGGTATGCATGGGAACCAATATGCGTTGAGGTAGAGGTTAAAGAACAAGGAGAAAACTTATGAGAATGATTTTTCGCTTTTTCTACCATCTTATAAGTTTTGTTGTTTTCTGTGGAGGGGTGTTTGCTTTTGCTGTAATTGTAAGGACTGTTTGGAACGAAAATTTTTGGCTGGCGATTTCGCTGTTATTGATATGTGTTATCGCCGCATTGCTTGCAACTTTCTTGGAGTGGTAAATGTATCAATATTTAGAATTAATGCAACAAGTTCTTGACAAGGGTTCTTTTCGAAAAGACAGAACAGGCGTGGGCACAAGGGCACTGTTCGGCGGTCAAATGAGATTTGATCTGAAAGAATCTTTCCCGCTTCTGACCACAAAGAAACTTCATTTGAAATCCATCATTCACGAGCTGATTTGGTTCTTAAAAGGCGATACAAACATTAAGTATCTGCAAGAAAACGGTGTCACCATTTGGGATGAATGGGCAGACAAAGACGGAAATCTTGGCCCTGTTTACGGGAAACAATGGAGAGGTTTTTCTGCTGAGGGAACATATGCGACGATTTTAGGAAACACAGGCTACGAAGACGGGCTTGTTATAAACCCCGATGATCATGACAATAAAGAATTAGGTTTTAAAAACCTAGAAACCACTAGCATTGATCAAATTGGCAAAGTTCTTTGGTATCTGAAAAAGTTCCCGTTCTCAAGAAGACATATTGTTTGTGCTTGGAACCCATTAGTGATTGATCAAATGGCGCTTCCGCCTTGTCATTGTCTATTTCAGTTCTTTGTAAGAGAAGAAAACGGCAAGAAATATCTGTCTTGTCAGCTTTATCAGAGAAGTTGTGACTTCTTCTTAGGTGTGCCGTTCAACATCGCAAGTTATTCCTTACTGACGTACATTTTTGCTGATTGTTTGGGCTACGTCCCTGACGAATTTGTATGGACGGGCGGTGACGTTCATCTCTACGACAATCACATTGAACAGGCGAAGCTACAGCTCAGCAGACATCCTTTACCCCCGAGTGCACAATTATATATAAGAAATCATCACGAATTCCCTTGGGAATATAAATTCGATGATTTTGAGATTACGGGTTATGAGTCGCATCCCGCTATTAAAGCGCCTATTGCAGTTTAAGGAGCGAATTGTGAAAAGCAACTTCTACGAAGAAGGTGGCGGTCGAGATTGGGGTATTTGGAATTCGATAAAGAAAGAGTTTCAATTCGGTATTCGAGAAAAATCTCCCATGCTGGCTGAAGCGAAACTGTTCAAAAAGATTCGCTATAACGCTTACAAATATCGGTTTGAAACGAGACCGTATCCCACAGAGAAAGAAAAGGCTCTTGGTTTTCAGTATGGCCCGCAATACGGAGGTGGCGGACCTCCTATACCCGAGAAAAGAGTAATAGAGCTTGTCGAAGCAGGGATTTTTAAACCACATTTAAATAAAAAAAGGTGATTTCTTATGTCGATAATTAGTCAAGATTTAGTCGAGCTTTTGAAGGAAACCTGCGAGTCTTCTGAGTGCGAAGACATCTCGTTCAGTGTTCGCAAGAACTATAGCGGGCGATTTATGGACGGCAAAACATGTTTGGGTTTTTGTGTTGGGAGAAATGCTGACTGGCTCGATCTTTTCGATATGTTCAAAAACGTCAATTCTTATCTGTTTGAGAAAGTAGAAAAAGAACTGCGTGAACTTAAAAGTTGCGCTCGCAGTGATTCAATGGGTTTAAACCAGATTTTCTATTTTCCTAGCAAGCAGTTTCCGAAAAATTTTATTGAAGAGGAATAATATGGCAGTGAGTAAAATTGCTGAAGCAACATCCCAGAACGCAACGTTGATTGCAAAAGCTGAGATTGGAAGCTCTATTGTCAAATTTAGAGCAAACGACAAAACCGATCATGAGATTGAAATTGAACTGTCGGTTCGTGATTTCAAAGAGTTCATCGCTCAGTTGATGGCAATGAAACCCTTTGTGAAAGAAAATGTCGTCGAATCGTAAAAAGGTTGTCTCTCAGGCGCTTCAAATTTCTCACAAGAAGCGTCTGAGAAGCGAATGCCACCGTTATTTTGACAAATTGTGGAAATGTAAGGGAGGCATGACTCGCATTCAAGCATATACATGGTTAGCAAAGTGTCTAAAAATGCCCATTAGCGAATGTCACTTTTCTACAATGACACTGTCTGACTTGATGAAGGCAAAACTATTCATTTTGAAGAAAAGCGCAGAGTGGCAAAAGAGAGGGAAGAGGTCTTTGACTCGAAGGCGACGAGCTAATCTATGCGGTTTAAGTGCGGCGAATGAGCGTGGCGAATATTTATCGTGTGAGGATATCTGATTGCCAACAACTTAATTACCAAAGGTCTCTTACAATTATCAAAAATTGTGGAGATCAAAAATGTTAATTACGGTTGTTGGCCCAGGTTTCGGTACTGAAAAAACTGACTTTTGTCGTGCATTGGCTCAAGAGTTAGGGTATCGATTTGTTTCCCTAGACATTGATGAATTTTCAGATGTTGACTTTGACGAGACCAAGAATGATGACTTGAAAAATTTCTTCAAAATGAATGAAGATATTTTGAGAGGGATTGAGCAAGCCATCTTAGATGCAAGAGACGAAAACGCCATTCTTGACTTTGGCCCGTCAGATGTCTATACATCGTTGCTGACTTACAGCACGTCGTGTTTTGACGCAAGCAATGGTTCCAAATTCGACAAAAAAGAAATTGCTTCTTTCGAGAGGCGATTAAAGCAAATTGAGGCGAAGTCCGTTGAGCTTACGCAAGAGCTTATTGACTTTACGGTTCATTTCCCAGCAAACACGAACTGCGACTATTACGCAGGTCTTTTAGACATTTTGTCACTGACAACATATGGCTTTCTGTCGAAAATCAAGGTGCCCGCAGTTTCAGTACCTAGGGAACGATTAAGCGCAGAAGAATATGTGGCGCCAGTCGCACAAGAGATAAGAGAAATGCAGAATAATGCAGTTGACCCGAACCGAGAGTTGATGGACAAGTTAAAAGTAACAATCAACTAAGAATCTCGCCAATGCTGGGGCGGGGTTTAGATAAAGGGCGAAAACAAATGAAAATTGTTGGACTAGACCTAGAAACGACAGGCATTGGCGAGGGCCACAAAATCGTTGAGTATTGCGGAATTGTGCTCGGAGCGGATTTGAAGGAAATTCCTGAAGAATCAATTCTGCAAAGATTCAATCCAAAACGTGCGATTGACGCAAAGGCAGAGGCGGTGCATCACATCTCTTTGGCAGACTTGATGAAAGAGCCAACGTTCGAAACAAAAGCCGAAGAAATTCACAAACAGCTTTCAACTGCAAAACTAATTGTTATTCATAATGCCTCGTTCGATACATCGTTTTTGAATCAAGAATTTGAAACGTTAGGATTATCGCCGATAACAACACCAACACTGTGCACAATGCGTTCAACACGTTGGGCAACGTTTAGCGGGAAAGTTCCAAGATTAAAAGAGTTGTGCTTCGCTCTTAATGTCGATTACAACGATTCTGAGGCACATGCCGCAAGGTACGACGTTGAAGTTATGCTGAAGTGTTTTGGAAAACTGGTTAAATCCAAAAGAGTTGATAGGAACTATATTTTCCCCTTCAACGAGGTGATTGAAGAGCTTTATCTCAAAGCTGACGGACTGTCTTTAAATCCCAAGCTATCCTGAATTACCCCGTGTAAGATCGACTTAATGAATTTATTTAAATTCAGATAGTTAATAACCTTAAACGAGGTTCTATATGCAAATTAAAGAGCAAAATCTCTACCAAGCGATTGAAAATTGTCTGCTTTTGTCTGATTCAAAAAGCAGAATCGTCACTGTTCCGACAATCAAGAATCTACAGCTTGTATTCGCTAAAGCAACCCAAAAGCGTACTGTCACTGTTATGGCGTACTATACAAGGAATTTCAAAATCGGCAATGTTAAGCGTTCTGCGTGGGTTCGTATTGGTGATATATCGTCTGACAAACTTGAACATCTTAAAGATGCGGAGTGGAAAATTTCAAGCAAAAATCCTGTTTCATTAGACGATGTTAAGAACATCATCTCTAAACTGAATCAGTTATCTTCAAGCGAAATGCAGAAACTTGTTTCAATAAGGAAGCATGGGGATATCGCAGAAGATCTATTAGATAGAGTCAAAACTACATCAACTCTGTCGGTTCAAGTTGCTGGCGCATCTAAGATTCAGAAAATTACACCAACAAAAGAGATTACACTTAAGAGTCTTAGAGACGAATTAGAACTTGTCGATTTGAAGATACGAAGAATTGAACTGATGCAAAAAATTCGTTCATTAGAAAACAACTAACAGCAATTAGCCCTGTTCAATACTTTTGGTTGAACAGGGTTTTATTGTCTCTTGTAAATAGGCGCAAAACGAAGAAAAGAAGCGTTCCAATGTTAAGTGGTGTAAACTTATATAAAAGTAAATAATTACTTAATTAAAAAAAAGAGGTAAACATGACACTTTCGGTTGCAGAATGCAGGTTGTACGAACCACAAAAGCTCGCAGAGATCGCTTTAGAAAGCGATGACAATCTCACCAAAACACTCGGTGAATACGTTCTTAAGACAAGCGGTATTGAAATGCAAGTTGGTGAAGTTAAATGCGCAATTCAAGAAATACAGGAAACTATGAACGAAAAGCTCAAAGATATTTTATGGTGTTTGGAAGGAGAGTCTTCAGACGATGTTGAAGAACTTTTTGAAGAGATACAAGAAAAGCTAGATGAAACATTAAATTACTTAGCGGCGCTTGAAGAGTCTTATTAAAACACTATTTTGAGGTTTTATTATGAAACTAGCACAAACATTTGCTCACATTGTTAATCAGTACGATGAATATGATCAGCGTGGAACGCTGGAATTTCCATACAGTGTTATTGAAGCATGGCGGGCACGAGCAGTAAAAGTTGAATACCCACTAGGGACCGACTCCCTAGACCCAACTGAGCTATGGCGCTTTGAAGACGGTTCCGTAGTCTCAGTTGACAACCCTAGACAGGTTGTATTTAGCATAACAGTTCTGATTCTCACAGAATAAAACAGTTGCGAACCACAAATCCAGTCTTGCAACTGGATTAAAACAACAAATCCTAGGATAAAGAATAATAATGAAAACTCAGATTGGACATCAAGAAGCGATTACAAAAATCGCCAATGCTCATACAGAAGAAGAACAGCTTAGACAGATGGAAGAAGAAGCGGTCGAATGTGCATTAGCCATCATCAAAATGCGACGACACGGAAATAATTCTCTCACTCGCAAGGATTTAGTGACTGAACTTGCGGACTGTTTAATCATGATTGAGCAACTCGTTTGGCGCTTTGGATATAAAGACGAAGTGTCCATTGAAATGGTCAACAAAATCAATCGGGAATTAAGTCGTACTAATCAATCAAACTTCTATATTACTGACGTGATTATTTAAATAAGAAGTTGATCGATTTTCAAAAGGTTGGATAGATTTTTCAATATCATGCAGTCCTAAATTACCTCTAATAGAATGAGCTTATTGAAATTCAATTAACCGAAGAGGTGCAAACATGAGCATTGAAACAATCAAAAGCATCGACGAACTGATGGTCGAAATTAACAAAGAAGCTCCTTCTGCTGAAGAAGAGATTGTTGTCGAACGTCCCACAATCACCATTAACAAAGAAGTCGTTGAGAAAAAGATTGAAATTCTCAACGCTGAAGCTGAAGAAGCTAAGAAAGAAGTAAAATCAATTGCTCCCAAAGCTAAACACGTCACCTACAAAGACGGTTACGCAAAAATGCTTGAAGAGCGCATGAAAAACTCTGCTAAGGTTTTTTCTCTCACAAAAGACCTGAGTGAAGAAGAGCAGAAAAAAGAACTTGATGAGCTTCGTCTTGCTTTAGATGACAAGTCTAAATTCTCTCAAAAGAAAGTTTGTGAAAAGGTTGTCGGTTTGTTTACATACTTAAGCGATAACGCATCTCTTAACCCCGTGTTAAAAATTGCTTTTAACGTGCTGAAAAACGATGGTTTTATTGAGAGCGGTAAAAAGGGCAATCTTTATCAAGCTCTCTTGAAGAAACCATACAGCCCGCAGACAGCTACCGCCCAGCTTGGTCAGGTGATGAATATGCTCCCTCGCTTGGGCATCACGCTGAAAGCAGGTCACAAAATGACCCCTAACCCTGAATCTAATCTTCTTCCCATGATTTACTCTAAGATGGGAATCTAAAGAAACGAAAAGCCCCGCAAAAGCGGGGCTAAATTTTTACTCTATTATCAATAACTTCGGCTTGTAATCTAAGCTCTCCTGACCGTAATATCCAAACGAATTTTCAACCAGCTTTACTCCGCCAATCTCAAGCTCAGCTTTGACATGGGTATGACCGAATACCCACGCTTTAATATTCGCCCGAGAAAAAAACATTCTTGTAAGGTCAGTACAAAAAGCACTTTGAAGCTGGCTGTCTTTGTACATTGTCGTTGTATAGAAGGTCGGTGCGTGGTGTGTTAAAACTACGCATTTTTCATCTTTGTACATTTCAAGCTGTCTATCAAGCTCAAGCAATTCAACGTCGAATCTTTTTCGATAGTCTTTTGGTGTTAAACCGTGAATCAGTCGAAAGTCATTAAGCCGATGAACAATATCAAGCTCATAAGTTGGATCAAGCTCAGACCATAGCGTTCCGCCAATAACCGTAATGTTATTAAGACAAATTGAACTTGGAGCGTTGCTAAGGCTTAAGAAAAAGACATTCGGGAAATCATATCGCTCCCGATACAAAGCTACAGGCGACGGAGTTTCATCTAGGCCGAAGGAATAATAGTCGTGATTTCCTAAGACGCAAATAACATTTTGATATTTATGTCTGACTAAGTTGAAAAAGTAGTCTGTATAAAACAAAGCGTGTTCGCTGTACCAGTTGCCAATATCTCCCGCCACCAAAAGATTGGGAGCGGTTGGCTTAAGAAAAACGCTTTCCAAGAATTCTGTACCTGCTTCACCACTTCCTATGAAGTGATCAAAATGCAGATCGGATACGACTTCAAACTTAGTCATTTTGTCTTAAAACATTTACATGAAGGCAAAGAAACATGATTTACATCACAATCTTCGTCTTTCATTTCATAGGGCCAAGAAGGGGCGAAATTCCCGCTATCAGCACGGGCACCCATGTCCAAAGAACGACCGAGTTTTTCAGCACGACGTTCGACAACTTCCATCATTGCATAGTTTGCCAAATCCAAAAGTGTATCCTCGATGCTTTCATCTTTTACCTGACGATCGGTTTTCTTGTAAAGGCTTTTGATGCGCTCAAACTTGTCTGAAAGACGAACCAAGATGGATTCGGGAAATTCGAGACGGGTTTTCGAAAAGGAATCGCCATAATCAGAATTTTTAGCGACATAAGTCTGATGGAGAGCAGAGCAAATTTCCTTGTGAATTTTGTATTTATTGATTTCTGTCATTTATTGCCTTTTACAGTAAAGAAATGCGTTCTTCTAAAATTTTTTTATAACTGGACATGATGGAAAGTTGCTTTTTGAGCAAAGAAAAATTTGCAGGTTTTGCGACCTTTCCTTTCTTAATCATTTGAATAAATCCGAACAATTTGTCTGCACGAATAGTCAATTGCTGATATTCAGCATTCAAGCGCTCTATTGGGTCTTCGGAAAGCATTAAATCAATAGTGTCTTTAAGTTCAGCCATTTTTGCTTTTTTAACGATAAATTATTTGAGAAAGGACGAATATTGAACATTCTTTACCAAGCTTTGTACATGTTGTAGAGAGCATCGCCGCTTGGTGATAGAGCTGAAGATAAGAACAAACAGATGCTAAGAAAATAAAGCGACTTTCTGTTATTCATTTGGGCAGTTGCCAGACATACAGTCCCGCTAGTCATACAAAGAAATTTTATCCAAACCCAAACGCTGTCATACCAAAAAATCCACCACGGAGTCATCTTTTTCTCCAAAACCAACCAGAAAAGCATCTGCCTGAATATTCCCAGAGAAAAAGGCAAAACGCGATCGGAATCGGCGCCCAAACTGCCCACTCGCTAGGCATTGATGCAATCGTGTACAGCACGGCCCCGAGTAGGGAAAAGATCAAAACAACCTGAATCATTCCGAAAACAAACTTCCACGAATTTTCTGAAAATGTCAGATAGTAGCCATGCAGATTTTTGATTTTTTCGTCACCCTCGGCTTCTTTTTCCCTAAGTTCAGCAAGCTGATTACGCCAAGATTCTTCAAACTCAACAACTCGGTCAGGCCCTCGCAGACCCATGCCGTTTGGTCCTTCAAACTTCTTTTTCAATTCAAAAAAAATTTCTTTTTCTTTTTCGTCTTCGGCTCGAACATATCGACCAAGAAGGACATCATGAATGTACCGACAATCCTTAGCACTTAATTTCATAAGCTATTTTCCTTCAATTGATTCTTTTCAGTTTCAAGCTGTTTCTTGATATAGGCTTCAGCCCACATCAATACGTCTTTTGAAATGTTCTGAATCTGCTCGTTGTTGACCACAGCAGGAACCACAACCATTGCGGCGACTGTGCTTTTAGATGGCAGAAGAATACTGCTCAAGAAGCTGAACACAATAACTGGACATATGATCTTTATGACCTTGTTATAAAATTGAAGATAGTCGTCGTACCTTTTCTTATCTTCGTGATCGTAAATCGAACATACCAATATTGATCTGACCATCATCAGGATGCCGAAGGAAATCAGTGAAAGACCGAGAACAGATGAACTGGCATCAATCAGAGTGTCTAATTGTCCAATAAAATAGATTAATAAGGGGCTTATTTCTGTCATATCTATGTGTTAAAGGTGCAATTCATCGTACCGTCTGGGCATTTCTCTGAATGCAATGACAGGACACTCCAGCTCACTGATATTCCAACAAGCAGGCGAGCAATCATTGGGAGACGGTCCGTAAATCGCCTTTTTGAAAAGGCAGTTTTGGATTTGTCCGTTGCTCAATTGGACTAGATATTCTCCGCTTTTAGGCGGCTCCACATTCGGGAAGGGATTCCATTCGTTTGGGTTATATTGCGCTTTAAATTCAGAGACAGGAATTTGAATTGCAATACAAATAGAAGAAAGCTCAGGCTTGTTTTCGGGGTTTGTGAATTCGAGATAGACAAAACTTTCCTTCTGATAGAGCAGAAAAAAATTATGAATCTCCTCATCAGTGAAAAATTCATTGACTTTTCTCTTCAGTTCAGGGTTTTTAATTATCCACATATACATTCTCCTTAATTAGAACCGACAGGGGATGGATTTGAACCACCGACCTTCGCCAATTTTGCGTTGCTCTACACCTGACTGAGCTACCCTGTCTTTAAATGAGGCCTTTGATCTAGTGCGCATATCAACGACCTCACGGGAGAATTGCTGTGCACCCGACAATACCCCTTCACAGATGTTCGCTACGCATCTGCACCCTGCAATGACCTTGCACGGATTCTGTACACAAGTCTTGCGAGACCTATATGTACAGATAGTGCAAGGGCGACCCTTTACATGCTTGTTAAAGCAAATATGGAAGAGCTGTCTGGAATCGAACCAGAATCAAAACGAAATGCGCCAGTCACGTCTAGCGGTGCGTCCACCGTGCATTTTCGCTTCGTTTTTCCCTCTGAACTTCTGCCCGTGATCATCGATAAGTTCTTAAAACTACAGCTCTAATAAATCTCTATGGTCGGAAGGGATGGATTCGAACCACCGAACCTCCGTTAGGGGAGCGGATTTACAGTCCGCCGCTTTTAACCACTCAGCCACCTTCCGAATTTAACTTCAAAATCATCTATCTCTAAATGACTTTGAGGCGAGGTCTGAAATTATTCAAACCTCTTGTCACTTTTCATAAACACTTTGCGCTTTAGACCACATGCTTATGATTGGCTGACCAGACCAAGAGACTTTAATTGGAAGAAGTCCCCAACTCCCGCACTGCTATGGTTAAGTGCGCAACCTCACTTCTTCTGGACAAAAGTGATAAAACCGCTACAGCTTAGACTCTGGAGCACAGTCTCTAAAGATGGTCAGGGCAGTTGGACTCGAACCAACGACCGCTCGGTTCCAAACCGAGAACTCTACCAACTGAGCTACGCCCTGAAAGCAGGGTGATGTACAGGGGCTTGAGAATTCTAAGGTTCTAAAACCCTACTCCCATTCAGGAACTCAGCACTAATCCTTCGCTACATCACCCATTGGTCTAGGTTTGTTTAGGGAGAGACCTTTCCCTTTGAGATTCAGAGGGTGGATTTGCACCACGTTTACTCAGTTTATGATTCTGAAAACCTTGGAGTTGTTTGCAGACAACTCGCTACTGCTCGGTCACGCTCTGAATCTGACTCGTTCACGTCTTGTTTGTCACCTTACATTCCCCATTGAACGTGAGACTTGAAAGTCTTAATTTCAAGTCTCACTTGCTACGCATGAAACATAATGAACTTTATTAAGTACATTATATCAGCAATAAATAACTAAGCGATTACTTAAATTAGTCTCGACATAAGGATTTATACCTAGTCAATTTCATTAGTCAAAAAATAAGGGCTTGAACAGGGTAGTCTGTTAAGCCCAGAAAATCCAGGTGGTTAAGTAAGGAATAAAACATGCAGTTCTTTTTTTTATAGAGCTAATTATATCATTTAAAGATAACTAATCGATTACTTAAATATTGGTAATTGTACTTAGACGATTTGAGGCGCATCTTTATCTAATCACAGCAGTCCAACCCGCTATGCTTTAAGATCGAAGCAGATAGATTTAAGAGAGGTAACTTAAATGAGAAAAGCGAGTTTAGAAGAGGTTGTGCAAGACAGAAGCGACCGAATTTTTAATGGTGTTTTTCAAATTAAAAGCATGGAAAACACGATAGTAGATGAGGGCGCAGACTCTGAAGCGGGCAAGAATGCGATCAATATCATCAAAAACTACACGATTGAAGACGTGTTTAATGATATTGAAGAGAGCTTACAGTCGAGTCCCTTTGCGCAGTATCACTGTTCATTAACAGCTTCAGAAAAGATGCTCATCACGCCCTTTATTTTGCAGGTGCTCAGCAAGTTAAAGAGCGAATATTAACCGTTCATTTTTTTCTAAACAAACCTGTCGGTTTCCCACCAATCCCGACAGGTTTAACTTTTTGTCTTTACTTTTAAAGATTCATCGATCTAACTATTTGTTTTTAAAGAATAATTTAATTTTATCCTCTCTAAAAATCCTAGGCAGAAACTACGAGAAAAAGAAGTAATTATGTTTTGACAAGTTTTAGAGTTGTAAAGCAGTCCAGACTTACAAAAATTATAATAGGTTCATACGAAATTCTTTTAAGAGGTATTCTATGAATCAGCAAATGAAGCTTAGCCAATTGAAGCATTTAATGGCTCAAGACAATTGGTCAATTTCTCAGCATTTTGAAATCGATAAAATCAATGAGAAAGAAGCCATCGGTATTGCGGTGGTAACAGCGGTTAGAGACGATATCAGAGTCAATTACAATGAGGGTTTTCTTTTCAATCGCATTACTAAAGAGATTGAAGTCACAAAAGAAAATCTTTATGGCGTCTGGTGGATTGAGTCTTTGCCCGATGTCAATGAAATTGATGTTATTGATGAAGAAAACGAGATTATCGATTCTTTTGATTTAGATGAGCAGAATTTTCCATCTAAATTTTCACAGATTGACTATTCAAAAATCATCTCAAATTATTTTGTAATCGATAATTTTTCACTGACTGATGATTAAATTCAGTTAAAAATTCACATTCAATCAAACAAAACCGCAAGAACAAAATTCTGCGGTTTTTATATACGCCTAAACGTTTCAATAAAAGAGCTGTCAAAAACAATTCACACCAACAATAACAATTCAAACGAATCCTAGGCCTACAAAATGATTAACTCAATTATCAGAATAGAAAACAAACAATCTAATAACACCAATAACAGAATGAACAATAGTCGGGATATTAAAGATAAAAACAGGCAATTCAAGGCAAGTAGAATAGTAAATGCAGAATCGACAAACAAAGACACAGAAGTAGCGGGATAGAAACAGAGGCTAGAACCGAAAGAGCGGGAATGACTAATGGCAAACAGAGATAACACACGGCAATTAGAAATGAAGAACAGAAGCTAGGAATAGCGGGAACAAGAACTAGAAACAAGTAATTAGGGATAACAAACAAAAACTAGGGATAACAAACAAAAACTAGGGATAAGGAGCAGAAAATAGGCGGGGCGATGAAGCGGATTCGTCTTTTTGAGACATTGTCCCACTTTTACCATTATTTTAACTCATTTCCAGCTTCAATTTCCCACTTTTGTATCAAAAATAACCCCGTTTTCCCACTTTTAATTCACAATGGTTCAATCCTAGGCTAAGGGTCAATGGCATAGAGGCTTTCCAGTCCTTCAATTGCTGGCAATTCCATAATCCTCGGAAGTCTGTGATTCCTAGGCTGTCTTTTATCCATAGGCAAGTTATCTGACTGAAAGACAATGAGTCTTCAAAGCCTAGGCTCATTGCTGGAAATTTGAGTTAGAAAATTGATTAATCCGAGGCTCATTTTTCAAAATTGTTATAGTCGGAATTTTTTGAAAATTTTTTGATTAACGCTATTGGGACGAGTTTTCCTAAACGCCCGTCGTTATTGGGTTTGTAAAAATGGTCATTTTTGGGAAAAGTGGGGTTTTTCCATCAATTTTGAGTGAAAATTAGCTCAATTTTTTCAAAATTGTTATAGTCATGGCGTTCCTTTTGCCAAGTTATGCCGAGAGTTTCTGTGAATGCCTTCGGCAATACACAAGAAACGCATTAAACGGGGCTATAGACGCATTACAAGACTATCTATATAGAGAAATAGAAGTCTGGGAATATGCCGCATGGTGCGTTTTCTATGCTTATTTGCCACTAGCATAGAGTAAAGTGGGAAATTTCAGTGAAAAATGGCAGATTTTGAATAGCCTCATCCCATTTTGGCAAGGAATCTCTCAGCAGATTGATTATATATTTATGGGAATCGAACTGGCTTCAGTCTTTCATCAAAAAGAGGCAATAAAAGGCAAGAAATCGCCCAAAAATGCGTTTTAACTGCAAGGATTTTTGAAAAAGTCGATTTTTGAAACATCAATATCCACGGGGCTTGAGGAATGATCGTCCCTATAGGATTAATCAAAACTCATCTACGACATTTTTATCCAGCAGATTTTTCAGAATCCAAGGAAATCTTGATGAGAAATCCTCGGCTTTTATGAACGGAAATTATCCTCCAAGCACATATTGCCTGCGAAGAAAAGCCTCGGATGACAATTCCATGGCGAAGTTTATCCTCCAAGCACATGTGTGCGCACATGAGCCACGGATGCACAGAAAAGACAAAAGAGAAGAGAAAACACAATTGATTGAGTTCAAGCCAAGGATTGAGCTTTAAGAAAAATGAGTTTGGCGGGGTTAAAAGATTTCAAGCGTGCCATTATTAGCTGATTAATAATAACAACATGTTCAATAATTTTTAGAGAGGCAAAACATGACACTGCTAAGTTTAGAAAAGACTAAAGCCCTGTGGGAAAAAGACTATGAAATAGTCAATCTTTTGCATGAGCTTGGTTATAGCGAAGATGATGACGATGAAGATCTTGAAGCGCTTCGCAACGAGCTTGAAGCTATCTATAACGATGGTTGCTCTTCGGGTTGCTGTCTCGCACTCACGTACTACTCTGATACAACAGCATTCTATGAAAGAAACGAAGAAGTTGCTGAGCATATCGAATGTGTTGCGCAAGAGGTCGGTCTTGATATGCTGTGTGATAGTCTCGGTTTAACCTATGGTGATATTCTCACCTGTTCAAAATACGCAAAGAATGCGTATGTATGGGCTTATGTTGAAAATCTAGTGAGAATCATCATAGAAGGGGAATAAAACCCAGACAAGGGGCGGGAGTCAATCCCGCTCTTTTCGTCAGCAGTCGCATTTTCCTACAAGTATTTCGATATCCCTAAATCCTAGGAAATGTTCAAAACAAATCCGAGGAGTGTCAAACAAAAACGCTGGAAATCTTATTCATAAATCCTAGGCTTAAAGCGCATGTGCGCACGTAGGACGAATGGCACGATGAAAGAGAGACGGCGCAGTTGACGCAAAAATAAGCACAATCCGAGGCGTGACTTGCACGCTTATCATTGATGGCGGGGTAAAAGAATTGTAAGCAATCCATACTTAGATGTTTCATAATTCAATTATAGAAATAAATTTTGATAGAGGTAATTGAATTATGAAATTAGCTAAATTAAACCCTGAAATCATCAGAGAACACAACATTCTGCGTCAAAAGAGCAAGATAACCTGCGCTGATTACGTGCGCTTCTCCTACTTAGTGGGAGACCTTCGGTCCCTGACCAAACGCAGTTTTTCAACTTCTCAAAAAAAATACTACCGCTTCTGCGGTAAGTGGTTAGAAAAAGACCTGTAAGTTGACACAACCCACCCTGCTAATCAGCGGGGTTTATTTTTGCTCAATTTCGCTGGAAATTTTCATGCTAAATCCTAGGATTTAATCAAAAATTATTCATAGGAAACAATTAGTTAGCTTAAGTGTGCCAATGTTACTTCAATTACGATATTTACATATTCAATTGTTTTATGAGAGGTTTTAATTATGTTTACTGCTTTAAACCCGACCGATTCACGCAAGAGCTTTTACGGTAAAGCTCAGGTTATGACGCTAAACGGAGTGGAATTTTTGATGTCTTATTCAACGTTCGTCGCTTATGTGAAAGACGGTAAGCTCTTTAAAAATGACGAAAGATGGTCAATGACCACGGGGCGTCACATAAAAGCGTTCTCAGACCGCTTCGCACTGGAAGGGGAGTACAAAGGAAAAAGGGATTGGGACGCACGTCCCGCAAGCCACATTAACCCCGTTTTCTTGATAGTTGACCCCGCTTATCTCGACAATGACAAGTAACAAATCAATATTTGAAGCCCCGCAATAAGCGGGGTTATTCTTCAATAATTTTCGTTGGATAGTTATATCACAAAATTGAAGGTATCCAGCGTTATTCACTTTTGGGCAAATCCTCGGAATTATTCGCAAGTAATCCTCGGAATATTACTGAAAATCAATAAGATATTGGTATTGGCGCTGTTTTCAGATTATAAGTGCGCCAACAACCACTCTGATAAAATATACATATCGAAACAAGAAATTCAAGGGGTTTAATGATGAATGAAATTATCGCTATTTACTATGAGTATGCGCTTGCATACGAAAGAAATAACATGGGTTCTCTTTGTTTTGACGACCTTCAAATGCTTGCTGAATGGGTTGAAACAAATAAGGTTAAAGACGTTAGAATTCTGAGAGATAAGTATGGTAATTTTTCTGTCACAGAAAAACGTTGCCCTGTTTGCAATGAGTATGCAACTTGTTTGCTTGTCTCAGTAACATACGAATAACAGACAAATATTTGAAGCCCCGTAAAGGGGCTTTTATTTTGCTTATTAGATAACTAACTGCTTACTTCTAATTCATGAATACCGTTTAAACCGCTATAGAGCGTTTATAGGGCGTTTTCTAATCGAGCATGAGTGATTTATCGTCTGAGAAAAGAAAACCGCTCAGAAAGCGTTTTAGGGCGTTTCTGAGCGGTTGACTAGTTGCGAATTAGAGCTCTAATGCTCTGTCAGTAAGAGCAAATAATGCCTTAGAATACTTGTCCCACAAGGCGTTAATTTCGTTTTTACAAGTGCCAGTTTTATCCAAAAACAAAATTGCTTTGCGTACTTCCTTCAGAGCTTTTAATTGTGCCTTGATCAACTTGCATTCTTCGATTTTGCATAAAAGAACTTTGTTCTCGGCAAGTGTGGGGGTTTCTGTCATTTCATTCTCCAGTTTTGTAATTGACGGCTACAGATTCGTTCAATCTGCAATTCAATTATAAACACAATAACAGTATTTTGGTCTTGGATATATAAGTAATTAGTTACTTGCATATTATAAAAATTTGTGTTAGCATCGCACATGAAAATTTTCCAGATGTATCATCTGGGCTGTTTCGATCTTTGCCTTTGTGGGGGCTTTCGCTGTTTCTGCACTCAGACATTGAGGACTTGTCAGTGAGGTTAGAACTACACGAATGTTTATTCGGTTGGTTTAAATCTTGATAGGTCAGCGGTTGGCGGTTTCTCTATCTTTCAGACCTCTGTTACTTATTAAGGAATTAAGTAGCAAGTCTGGGGGGTAGGGGGGCTTTCCCAATTTCTGCTGACTTGATTCAAGGTTTTCCAACCGAATGGGATAAACCCTAAGAAACAAGAGACTTAAACAAGAATTAAGAAATTAAATTTAATGGGGAAGTTGCATCCAAAGTAAACAGAAAATCAAAATCAAAAATCAGATAAATCCAACAAATTAACAGACAATTTCAATCAGAACTAAGGCATACAAGATGTAGTATGTCAAATGAGACTGTTTAATTCTCAAAACCATCGAAACGACACAACATTTCTAATCTCTTTGAGTGTTTCCAACTATCTTCTCACTAGTCATTAGTGAGATACTTATTGTTAAGCCCACTACTACCAATAGTGGGTTTTTTGTTGGCGTCAGAAAATACGAAACAAGTGACTTCGGTATAATTGAGTCAGTTTAAGAAGGTTCTTATTTCTTAGCCACTCCGTTTAGGTATATACGGGCGTATATGCTGTCCTTCGGGACGATAAAGCAAATGCCCCGTTAGTTGCGATAACGGGGCATACAAAACTAAAGGTTTTAAGAAATGAGTCAAAAAGTCTTTCTTAAACTCAGGTGTATTTTAACACACCGAAAGTTCAGGCGATACCTAATATGGTTATTTAAAGTAATAGTAGCTATAGGCAGTAGAGTAGGGATTAGTAAGTTGTTAGGCTACATTTGCGATTGTCGATAATATTGACAGTCTGCCCCGCTAAGGCAAAAGCTGAGGCGGGGTTTCTTTATTGCTGGCAAGTGGTCTTTGAAGTCTCACAATCCTCGGCTTACACAATAGTCTTTCAAACTCTGGCGCAGTCTTTCTTGTATAGGCGAGTCTTTTAGGCATAGGCGCAGTGATTATGCTGTAGGCTAAAACCTTGCGGCTTAGGCAATGAAAGTGCTTTAGACTCTGGCAAAGGAGGTCTATAAGACTCTGGCACTGAGAGGAGTCTTTTGGAATAGGCAAGAGTGCGGATTTTAAGCTCATAGCTGGATTTTTATAGTGTTTATATATGCTAAAGCGAGCAAAATAAAAGCCCCTTGCGGGGCTTCTGACAGCGTTGTAATTGATTACACTTCAAGGTAATCAATCATCCCACGGTCTGTAAACTCGGCACGACCAATATCATCTTCGCTACCGATTAACCAGTCTGCAATTGTCTCAGCAGGTGCGTTACCGAATTCTCTTGAGTAATCAAGAGAATTTTTGCGATCAAAATGAAGAAAGTTGACTAAATCATCACTGTTTTTAATGAAAGTGAATACCAATACAGTGTTTTCTTCTAAATTAGTTGGGAAACTGTTTTGATAATCTTCTTTGCTCTCGAATACGAGAGCGGGATGATCGTCAATAATCGTATGTTTCATAATTACCTCTCAATTAATGAATTACCATATAAGTATTATATCACTATCTGTATAAAAATAATCAATAAAAACAGAGAATTCCTGAGTTATTGAGGGTAAGATTTCCTTCAAAAAACGCAATAAATCCGAGGATTTCTGATAGTGGTGAAAGCGATAAATCCGAGGATTTTATATTGCATACCGCCAGCAAACGACAAGCGAGTGACGGAACGACGGAAAAGGAGAAGGACGGAAATGAGAGAAATCCGAGGATTGACGTACAAGAAACAAGCGGGCCGCAAGCGTCGGTTGTAGAATCAACGGGTGACAAGCGGTAAACCCGAAGACATCATCGACGGAAATGCGCTATAATGGGCGCATTGTCGGGGCGAATTTTATCCTCCACGCGCACGCATCGTCTCGTGCGCCAGTCGCAAAGCAAGCTGGCGATTGCGAAAAGTGCGGAGCAGGGGTGGGTAAAGTGCAAAATAACCCACCTGTAACGTGAAAGCGGGGTGGGTTAATCTCGGTAAAAACCCTAAAAGCAGCAGGTCTGAGTTTAGGGGTAAAGATATTTGCTAATGGGCTATGGGAGTGATGACCCGTATGGGGTGATTGCGGTTGACCTATAACGCAATTATCCCGCCCACCACTTTAGGGAATACTCTTATTAGGGTTATTCTTTATTGACAAGTTATGTTTGAGAGTGATAGGGAGTAGTGACCTGAAAAATTAGCGAGTTTTTTTTTCATAATTGCTAGCTCGTCTAATTTCACTCTCAAACACCATCTTAGGGACTTCCCTGTATGGGGTTTGTCCCTATTGGTGTTTCTTGACATTTTCAAAAATCAGTGTAGAATGTGAAGCGTAGAGATTAGTTCACTACCTAATCGCTACAGTAAATCACTAACTCTTTATATATAGCAATTATGAAAAGATCTACTTTTATTTTCAGTCAACCGACTGCTGAGCAAATTAATGCTCTTAATGAAAAGACCGCTAATCTGGTTTCTCAAAAATTAGTAAATTTCCCTGAAAATGGGAAATGTCTCAAAACTAAGAACCCCGCCCGCAAAACAACAGCTAAACAGCTGAGCGCCCTTCAGTCTGCAAATGAACAACGTTCATTAACCGCTCAGGTTGAAAAATTCGTTTCTATTGCACGTTTAAATTACAAATTGAGACTTGACAGAGCAAACGAGCTTAAGCCCGTTAATACGTTCGTTCGTGATTCTCGCAGGTTTATGAATGAGGTAAAAAACAATCCCGAGCAACTGTATTCTAATTTAGTCGCAGTTGGGAAACTGACCAATCACCCCGATCCCGCTGGTTTTGCTCTTCAGTTTGCAAAAAACATCGCTATCACAAACGAGAGCGACCCTAACTATGTAGCGCAAAAAGAATTAGGGAAACTACCTGAGTTTATTTCTGCACTTGCAGAGAACCGCCCCGCCCGTAATACATACCTCGCAATATTCTTCATTGCGATGTGCGAGGGAATGACTGATTTGTCTCGTTTCAGTTTGATGTATTACGCAAATAATAAAAAATACCACCTCTCTACAGAGGTCAGGGAAAAACTGAGAGAGCGGGACGCTAGCAGTTATACCATTGGTACAGCTAAAGCTCAATCAGGGCAATGTAAAAAATTAAGTAGAGCGCTCGGGCTGATTAACTATAAAAAATTCGAGAAAAACACCCCTGTGGTGATTCTCTCTCACGCCCTCCCGTTATTCAAAGCATTAGCGGGTAGAAAAGACTAACCCCTCCCATCTCTCAGGTGGGTTAACTCCCACCTGACCACTCAATTAATCATCATTTTATAGGTTAACAATATGAAATCAAACAAAAAACTTTTAGATTTTTACACAAAACTTTACGGTCTCACCCGCTATGCGTCGCTCTGTCGTTTTTCTTATGACCGTATCGAAGATAACGACGGTGTTAACGACACGATCATTATCGGTGTTGGTCAGCTGGTTATTCAGGTTGATTGCTATTTAATCAAGCCCGAGCGTGGTAAAGACTATGTTATCGCAGTGATGAATATTGACGCTGTAGAAGAAGAAATGCAAGACTATCCCGATAACTACAATATATGGGAGCACTTTCAATCTATTTTTTGTGGTGCTGACAATGAAATCAAAATTATGTTTGATCTCAGTAGCAATATGCACCGTCGTTTATATAACGAGCTGATCAAAACGATTCTTGAACCGTCAGTATAAGACCAATCATTAGGGCGGGTTCAATCCCGCCCGCTCATTTCAACTAATTAAAGGGGTAAACATCATGACAGACGACCAAGCGGTTTTAATCACGATTGCAGGTATGCTCATTGTGATCGTTGTACATTTCATTTACTATGTTTTTTATCATAACAAATAACTGATTTAAACCCCTCAAATAACGCCCGTATCAAGCGGGCGTTGTTTTTTTGACTCTACATAATAGATTCAATAATTAAATCGATTACAGCGCTATTTTGACGCCCTGTAATCGATTTTTTTATTTGTACTGCAATGAATGGGAGTAACAACAGTGTTCTGTTGTCAACTGTTCAAATTGACCTGTGATTATCTCTATTCAACATACTGCAAACAATTATGAGTAGTGAACAGATTGAACATTGAACAGTGATGAGTAATGAACAAACAACAATGATAATTAAATACGACCGACAGATTGAACCTGATTTCATCATGAAAAACAGACCAACGGGAGAGATGTACAGGGGAGGGGTGAAGTCTAAAATCACCCCAGGGGTAATTGCATACATCCCTCCTTTTTCCTACAAATCCCCCAACTCGTCCTTATCCCCCAGCCAGAAGACCCGTTCTATCAATCCTTATCCCCTGAATTATTCAGTTCGATTTATATAGCCTAATCCGTGCCCATAGACACCGCAGTGAAATACAGCTTCTTCATTTGGACTAAGTACGGAAAAGTGTTCAAAGCCTTGTCCTGTGAACCAAGCACATGCGATTCTATGTTTTCCCGCAGTTGTATAGAACACTGTTTTGTCTTTGGGTTTTAGTTCGGCAATCTCTCTATCATTATCCTTAACGTAATAACTATTCATTGATCCGATTAGATTTCCATGATCTCTAACTACCGTGATTTTTACGTTATTTTCGGTCGTTTTTTCAGCTTGAGCTTTTGGCGAAACGAAATTCGCCTCATCTAAATTTGTTGGGTCTGTAGTAACACACCCAGAAAGAGATACTAATAAAGCCAAAAGAGGTATAAGTTTTTTCATTGTTTTCTCCTTGTTACTTTAGTAAGGTTGTTGAATTGAGTTTCTTGCTAATTGTGTGACAATCTTTCTAAGATGGTTACGACTCATCATTCTTATCTCTTAAAAATACGCTCTCGGTGGTATTTAAGAAACACTCTTGTTTCGTCGTTTAATTCTCGAAGTTTTCTCCCGTCTTCTATCCCAAAGCAGTTTCTTACTTCTTTTGAAGTTATGATTGTTCCGTCATCATCAAAGGTTATGTATCCCTTATCAAAGAGAAAATCATAGTTGAACGCCAGAAGCAGAGCATTATTTGGATTTAGTCGATTGTCCCTATCTTCGCTCCATGGGATGATGTGAGAGCAGATTAATAAGTCTTGTCTTGTTTCGTCGCTTACTTGACACATACCGTGATGAAGCTCTAAAAGCTGTTCTCGTAACCATGCCTGACCGATTCTGTGCGTGACCTCTTTTCGAATTTCCGTTTTAACATTTTCTGAAGCAAGTGCATTATCTATTTTTGATAGATTACTTTCACATGCTTTATATCTGTGTTTGATAAGAAGGCGGTTGTAAAGTTCGACAGCTTGTGGTTGGTAATTATAATTGATGACGGTTGATCCTTGAGTGGCAAAGTTTTTTAATTCACCAAAGAAATCGTTGAGTTCTTTTTCGTTGACGAGAGGCCGATTGATGTTGAGTTCTATCAGTTGAATTTCTACGAATTTGGATGATTCAGCATTCTCGATTAAGTTTAGTCGGTATTTTTCAATTTCATGTTTGTCTAGAGTGTGTGCGCCGTCTCTTGTAAAATAGCCAAATCCTATAATTCCCGCATTCGACTTGCTTTTGCACTTATACAAAAGAAATTTTTGTTTCTTTCTGACAGAGACGCTCGACTTCCAGTAGCCTCTCTTTTCTCTCTCTAGAATTTCTATACACGAAATTGGACAAGCTTTATCTGTCCAGTTTAATCGCACTATTTTCAT